TCATCCCTCATCCTCGGATAAAATTATTTTTGCCAGCTTCATCTTTTCCTGGGCCGTTAAGGCACTCTTACCTCTGGTATATATTCTGATCATCTCTTCATAAGTAATCTGCGGCTCAGTCTTTTTACTCTCCAGCAGGTCGGAATTATTAACACCCAACCAGCCGGCGATTAACTGAATCTTATCCATACGGGGTAATTTCTGGCCGGTGCACCAATTGGAGACGGTGGAAGAGCTGACTCCGATAAAATCCACTAAATCCTTCTGAGATTTATCTCTTTCCTCCAATAAGTTCGTCAAATTTCTGGAAAATATTTTCCTGATTTCTTCTTCAGACATTCTGATACCTCCTTTCCATATCATTATACTACTCAAATACCTGTTTTGCAAGCTAAAAGTGAAATTTTTATGTATTAAAAGGAAAAAAGTTTAACTTTCAGCTTGACATTTCACTTAAAGCGAGTATAATCAATTATACAATTTATTACAAGGACATATTTACCGCGGTGAATGAGCTTGCCAGTCTTTCAATTGATGATGTAAGGCGACATATGTATTGCATTGGTTCACGGTAAAAGATGTAACACTATGTTGTCCCACAAATGAAGGAAAAGCCTGCGGGAAAGAGTTTGAGGTAGGTAGGAGAAGAAAAGCCTGTGGGAAAGAATTTAAAGCAGGTAGGAGAAGAAAGGCCCGCGGAAAAGAATTTGAGGCAGGTAGGAGAAGAAAGGCCTGCGGATAAGAATTTAAGGTGGGTAGGAGAAGGAAGGCCTGCAGGAAAGAATTTGAGGCGGGTGAGAGACGGAAGGCCGGATCAACAAAATAGTGGAGGCAGATAAAGCAGGTGTTGTCTCGGAAGCTGCGGGGACCAGGGAAAATACATATCGGCTGTGAAGATAGTGAAATATATTGGCATATTGTCTTATGTTAATCCTAAGAAGGGTGGGTGACAATATATTTTGCCCTGTGACTCGCTAAAAGAGAGTAAATATTAGAATAATATATCTATAAGCGAGAAAACAGCCCGATATGAATTCAATAATTAAGGAGGTGTAACGAAGTACTGTCGCGCAGGTAATCAGAATTCAAATAAGACAGAAGAAAAACAAATACTAAAAGAAAGAATAAAAATAATGGATGTATAAGACGGATACAAAAGTATCATAAGAAAGGATGATTTTAATGACCGAATATGAATTAAACCAGTACAGGGCAATTAAAAATGAGATTGAAGATCTGAGCTTTCGCATTAAACGGTTGGAAGAAACGGGAGTTTCGATGGTATCCGACAGGGTAAGAGGATCTTCAAAGCATTTTCCATATATTGAAAAACATTTTTATATCACGGGAGTCGATAAGGAGGCTGAGGAAAGGCGCAGGAAATGGATTAATGAGCTGCAGCGCAAAAGGAATAATAAGCTGGAAGAGCTGCTTGAGATGGAATGCAGGATACATGATTACATCTATATGATACCGGACAGCGAGATCAGGCAGATATTTATCTTCCGCTATGTCGACGGTCTATCACAGGAGGAAATCGGCTCGAAGCTGCATATGGACAGAAGCGGTGTTTCGAAGAGAATAACCAGGTATTTGGGAGCTGATAAGGCCAGGAGTAAATAAAATCGTATAAATAGCAAGCGGAACACAAATCACATTTTTATCGGTTATAATAGTATTATGGAAAGCTGCGAAGAGATGAATTTCAAGTCGGATAATAGAATTAATTTATCCTGCACACATATCACAATTTAACCTGTTATAATCGTATCATGGAATTAAATACATAAGAGCCTGGCAGATTATTAAGTAATTGATCAGGCTCTTCATGGCAAAACAAAAGCATCCTTTCGGGGTGCTTTTGTTTTGCTGAAGGGGAGAACTGCTTCGGTATATTCCCGGGTCATTGTATTATATGGCCTGAGATTTTATATAGAGGCTTTACCAGATGTCTTTTTCCTGCCTGAAGACGTAAAAGAACAGGACAGGCGCCTTATCATGAGATGGAACACTCGTAAAAACCGTAGATATAGGAAGGAGAAACGGATATGGATTTTTTGGAATTATTAATAACTCAGGGATTATCGGAAGAACAGGTCAGTGAAATTACAAAAGCGATGAAGAAAAACAAGATTTTTATAACCTATGAAGAAAAAATCGAAGAGCGCTACCACAAAATGAAGCTTCAAAGAGATACCCTGAGAGATAAGCTGGAACTGGCAGAAAAGGCCGGGGAGGACCAGCAAAAAAATTTAGGCATTAATGAAGATATCCAACGGATCAGAAAGGCTTTTGAGGACAGAACAGCCGCCTTAAAAAATCAGTACGAAGATAAAATCAGGGAAATGGCAATTGATATGACGGTTCTCGAAAAGCTTGGTGATGTAAAATATCCGGAGCTGCTGCTATGCAAATTTGATAAATCCAGGATAAGAGTTAATTCCGATGGCGTTATCACAGGCATTGAAGAACAGCTTTCCGATATCAGGAAAGCGTACGGGGATATGTTTCCCGCGAGACAAAGCGGAGTATGCGATACAGACGGAGAGCGGTTAACAGGAATTAAGAAGCCGGACAGTACCTGCTTCAATATAATATTTCAGACTGACCTGCCCGTACAAGGCCATCGGCAAAATCATACCGGCAGCTCCGGCAGAAAAACCAGGGAAGCAGCTTATCATAAGGGAATAGGAAGGAAGGACATAAGTATGCGGGGAGGAAGTGAATACAAAGCATGATTAGTGAAATTAAAGCGGCGATAATAAATAAATTGTCGGAGATATATCCGGCGGGCTATGTTATTTATGATGAAGAGCTGCCCGGAACGGCAAGCAGACCATCATTTTTGATTACATTAACCGGACAGAGTTATGGTAAACGGTTAAGAAATAAGTTTACCAGTGAATTATCCTTTGATATTGCATTTTACAGTGACCAGACGGCTGCCAGAACCGATTGTATCAGGGTTCAGGAGGATTTACTCCGGGCCTTTGATTTCGTCGGCACCTATCAGGCCAGAAACAAAAATGCCAAAATAACTGATAATGTGCTGCATTTCACCTTCGATATCCGGTATTCAGAAGTAAAGGAAGACCAATCAAGTCTTATGCAGCAGAAGCAAATCATAACAAACTTATAAAGGAGGGGTATCATGTCAGGAACATGGACCAGTCAGAACAAAATTTTACCGGGAGCATATATTAATTTCTTTACAAATGCTCCACTATCCATCACCCCGGGAGAAAGGGGAATTGTAGTCCTGCTTCAGGAAATGAGTGTCGGTACGGCAGGTGATATCTATACAGTAACAGCCAGGGGGAACGATTATCCGGCCGGAGTAACGGCGGAAGACAAGCAGCTTGCAAACGAAGCCTTAAAGGGAGCGCAGACCGTGCTTGTCTATAATTTAGGCACGAGCCATACCCCGGAAGCATTATCCGATGCCTTGGATAAATTAACGACCATTAAGTTCAATACCTTATGCTATCCATATGACGGCGTGGATTTTGCAGCTAATAAATCCTCCATCGTAACCTGGATTGAAGCTCTCAGAACCTATGACGGTGTGAAGGTCCAGGCTGTTTTAGCCAATCAGACCGCAGATGCGGAAAGCGTAATTAATGTGGCGAACGGTATTGTACTTTCCAGCGGAACAACGCTTTCAGCAGCCCAGACGACTGCCTGGGTGGCAGGTGTGACAGCCGGCGCAAGCATCAGCCAGTCGAATACGGGAAGGATGTATATTGATGCCATCGACGTATCGCCCAGAATGACCAAGACGGAAATGGAAGCGGCAATCACGGCCGGAAAATTCATATTCAAGGTGAACAACGCCCAGAATGTCAGCGCGGTATACGATATTAATTCCTTAACGACCGTTTCGGCGGAAAAGGGCGAAATGTTTAGGAAGAACAGGGTAGTCCGCACGGTTGACGGTATTAATAACGATATTGTGGAGATTTTTGAGTCGAACTTTATCGGGAAAGTGAACAACAATAATGACGGCCGGTCGATTTTACGGTCCTATCTGATTGATTATTTCAACGAATTGCAGAGACTGTCGGCAATTAAAAACTTCACGACAGAGGATGTTATCGTATCCGAGGGAGCTGACAGCGATGCCGTCGTAATCAGCTGTTATATTCAGCCGGTTGACAGTGTCGAGAAGATTTATATTACTGTAAATCTGGCATAATTAAAGGAGGGAATTACATATGGCAAATACAAGATTATCAGATACCTTATCCGCACAGGAGGGTACCGCTTATATTACCATTGATGGTGTAACCAGAGAGCTTTTTGAGATTTCCAGCATTAAGGCGCAGCTTGACATGGTAGTTCAGGAAAAAAGGATGCTGGGGAGCAGAATGACCCAGCATAAGGTAACCGGCGTAACCGGTTCCGGTTCAGCTACATTATATTTTATGAACAGTGAGCAGTTAAATCAGGCAATCAAGTATATTAATAACGGCACCAGGGGCAGCATCAGCCTGTTAATTACGAACAATGATCCTCAGTCCGCCGTCGGAGAGCAAAAGGTTAAATTAAGCAATGTGATATTTAACACAATTCCGGTTACTACATTAGAAGAATCGGACGATCCGGTTACGTTTGACAGTGATTTTACATTTGACGGTATCGAAAGTCAGAGCTCTTTCGTTCTGCCGGAATACGTTAAAACGATATAGAATAGCGGGAGCCTTCGGGCTCCCCATCTTTTAAGGAGGAATATGATGGGAACATTAAATGCATTTTTACATCCGATCGTTATAGAGAACAAAGAAGTGGTGGTATCGAACCGGTTTGTGGAGGATGGAAAGCCGGTACCCTTTATCGTAAGACCGATCACGCAGGAGGAAAACAAATACCTGATTAAGAAATTTACGAAGAAGGATAAGAAAGGCACGGAGTCCTTTGACCGCGCGGAATATGTACAGGCTATGACCGCCAGCGCGGTGGTATATCCGGATCTGACGAGTGCTGAATTACAGAAGGCATACGGTGTATTGGGAGAATCCACGCTGCTTCAGAAAATGCTCTATGTTGGCGAATATGCTACGTTAGCCCAGGCAATCCAGGAAATCAGCGGTCTGGACAAGGATATTAATGAGGATATCGATGAAGCAAAAAACTGATAAAGCAAGGTGACGCGGAGCTCAATCTGGCTCACTTTGCATTACAGAAGCTTCATATACTGCCTTCTACGCTGGATAGCCTGGCGGACAGGGAAAAAGCCTTTATTTATGCCAGTATCCAGTTGAGGGCGGAAGAAGAAAAAAGAGCGGCCAGCAAAGCAAAAATGAAAGGGGGCAGAAGGAGGTAATGGCAACGATTAATGATTTATCCGCTTTACTGGTTTCAGAGACTAATATTAAAAGTAAAATTAAAAATATCAGTAATATTTCTTCAGTAGTAAATACCTGTACGAAAAATTTTAATGATTTTTCAACTAATATTAATGATTTCTCCTCCAATTTTAACGATTTTTCAACTGAAATTACAGACCTGTCTAACCATTTTACAGATTTGTCCACAAATATTAATGATTTTTCAACTAACGTAACGGATTTATCAAGTACAAATAATGTAATTATTAATATTGGCAATTCAGTAGACAAGATGAATAGTAAGCTCGAAAAATCAGACAGCAAGTCAAAAAAAGCCGCTAAAGGGCTTTTGGCGTTAGTAAAGTCAGGTGTCAGTCTGAAGAAAGTATCCAAAGGCACGGATATGATTGACAAATATATCAACGCGGGTAATGGGCTGGCGAGAATTAATGATGGATTACAGACACAGATGGAACTCCAGAATAAGGTTAATGCGGCGGCCACCCGGTCAAGTATTTCCTATAATGACATGGCAGGCGCTGTTTCTGATATCGGTAAATTAGATACATTCGGCAGTAATGATGAAACAATCGCATTTACAGAATTAATGCAAAAGAGTTTAACTCTTGAAGGCTCTGATCAAAGCTTAAGTGATGTATCAAGCGCCATGTCTGATAATGTCATCAAGGCTGACGAATTCAGCTCACTTACCAGCGGTGCACCTATAATTAAAGAAGCCTTATCATCATTTACAGGTAAATCAGGGGAAGAGCTGCAAAAAATGGCAGATCAGGGTTTAATAACAGCACAAATACTCAAAAATGCCATGTTCGCTGCAAGCAGCGACATTAATACACAATTTGCGGAACAACCTAAAACCTTTGCCAATATATGGACTCAGATAAAAAACAGCGCAATGAATGCCCTAAGCCCATTAATGGAATTAGTTAGTAATATAATAAACAGTCCCGGAATTCAGGCGGCAATTAATGTAATAATTAATGCTTTAGGTTTTGCATCTGGAGTATTAAGTAACATAATTAGCTTTATAACGGATAATTGGTCAATAATACAACCGATTTTAATAGCGATTGGTGCATATCTTTTATACTTAGGGGTATTGGCTTTCACTCAATTTATGAGGGCTACCATTGCTGAATTGGCTTCAGTAGCTCCCTTACTAATAATCATAGCCGTAATTGCGGTAGTAATAGGAGTTCTTCAATATCTGGGAGTATCATTTGAGGATATTTTTGGATTTATTGGAGGAGTGGTAGGCGTAACTATTGCAGGGATTTGGAATCTTATCCTGGGTTTATTTGATTTTATATTAGGTATTATTAATCTCTTGGTTAACCCGTTTATAAATTTTGCAAATTTCTTCGGAAACCTGTTTACCAATCCTATATCATCAATTATCTATCTGTTCCAGGGTATGGCGGATAGTGTACTTGGAATAATTGAGAAGGTAGCATCAGCACTTGATATGGTATTTGGGACAAAGATGGCTGAAACAGTGTCAGGATGGCGTACCGGTTTAAAGGATATGGCGGATAAGGCAGTAGAAAAATACGCACCGGATGAGAATTACAAGAAAGTCATGGATAATCTTGACTTGAGTACTGAGAGCCTTGGATTGAGCAGAATGGATTATGGTGATGCATGGGATCAAGGTACGAATACAGGAAAAGACCTCTACAATGGTATGAGCAGCGCTTTAGGTTCTCTGTCTCAACCCGATAAAGAACCTGATTACAGCCAGTTTGGCAATGATGATATTGGAACACCTAAAAACCCTGTGGTCACTGAAGGCACAGGTTCAGGTGGCTCTGTAAAAGTCGACATGAAGGATGAAGACCTAAGCTATCTGAGAGAAATGGCTGAGCGGGATTACATAGCAAATATTGCGACAAATACCCTGGCGCCCAATATTTCAGTAAGCTTTGGCGACGTCCATGAGACAGCGGATGTCAACGAACTGTTCGGAAGGATACAGACCATATTAAAAGAGCAAATTGCCATAGCACCAGAGGGGGTATATTGATGAGTGATTACGCAGTTTTTTTTGACAGAGACAACACAACCTACCGGCTTCCGGTAAATCCTGAGCAGTTAGAGATAAGTATAACGCAGGCAATCGAGAAATATGAGATATTAAAGCTTGGACAAATAGCGGTTCCGACTCATATGGAGTTGAAAGAATACAGCTTTGAAACCGAGCTGCCGCATGAAAGTCTTCATTATGTTGAAACCCCAAACGGCTTTGAAAATGCCGAAACCTATTTAGAAGCCTTTGAAAAGTGGAGGGAACAGCTTGTTCCCGTGAGATTCCTGGCGGGTAAAGTTGCCGGCTCTTATTCCCTGGATACGGATGCAATCAACACACTTGTCCTGATAGAAAGTCTTACGGTTACGGAAAAAGCCGGAGAGGAGCAGGACAAGTATGTCTCTTTCAAGCTGATTGAATATAAGGAGCATTCAAAGCAGGAACATCTGCTATTAGTGGATGAGAAAACGGGAAAGACGGCTTCAGGTAAAACAGCCGTAAAGAATCCCAAGAGTACGGGATTTTATGTCGTAAAGTCAGGAGATACCTTATGGTCCATAGCAAGAAAATATTATAATGACGGATCAAAATATACAGTAATCTATAATGCAAACAAAAAGCTTATATCAAATCCTTCGTTAATATATCCCGGTCAGAAGCTGGTGATACCATCATGATGGAATTCCTGGTAAAAGTAAATAATAAGGTGTATGAAATCAGCCAATTGGTCAATAAAGTGACTTTTAAGGATTCCATAAATGAAGGTTGCAGTACCTTGGAGTTCACCTATATTAATGAGGATTTAAACATTAACAACGGAAGTGTTATCAGCTTTAAGTACGACTCGAAAGATATTTTCTATGGATATGTTTTTAAAATAAGCAGGGATAAAGGAAAGGCTATAACAGTCACAGCATATGACCAGTTAAGGTATTGTAAATCAAAAGATATTATTATCGTCCAGAATGATACGGTAACCTCTCTTGTAACACGTATGTGCAATTATTTTCATTTGAAAAAAGGAGATTTAAAAGATACCGTATATAAACTTGCTACAGATGTGAAGGATGATAATACATGGCTTGATGCAATATATTCCGGAATTAGCGATACCCTTACGAATAAAGGAGAATGGTACTTGCTGAGAGATGAGTTTGGTAAAATATGCTTGCGTAACCTGAAGGATTTACAGCTGAATTTAATTCTGGGAGACAGAAGTCTCGTATATGACTTCAGCTACAGCAGTTCCATTGATGACGGATTTTATAATCAGATTAAAATCCGTATTAAGGGTGAGGCGGAAACTGACAGTACATTTGTAGTAACAAATGATACTGGGTCTGTTTCCCATTATGGACTGCTTCAATATTACGAGGCAGCTGATAATACGAATGCTTCCAAAGCGAAAGCGAAAGCGGATATTTTACTAAGGCTTTATAACCGTGAAGTTGAGACTTTGTCTCTCAGCTGCATGGGCGATACCAGAATCAGGGCGGGAGCAAGCTTTTATGGAAAAATTGATGATATCAAATATGATAAAAGACTGATTGTAAAATCGGTCACTCATGAGTTCATTCCGACACATACGATGGAAGTGGAGGCGATGCTTTGATTAATGAGATAAAAGAAATTGTCCAGAATTACATCAATAATGCGAAGCTCTGCAGCTATATGACGGGCACCGTTGTAAACGGCGGCATTAGGATAAATGAAAAGCTGATTATACCGGAGGAGCTTGTAAAGGGGAACCTCAAAGAACTCACCACGAACGGTGACAAGGTGCGGATCATAAGAAATCATGGCGGAAAAGAGTTTTATCTGGTTGAGATCTTGGATAAGGCCTTTATCATGAAGGGGTCCACCATCACTTTGTCTCTGAACGGTAACAGCTATGAATATAAAGTAGAGGATGTGAAAATATGATACCGGAGGCAAGCATTGATGTAACAATTTCATCATTGGATACATTGGAGCCCTCGAAGACCTATAAAATATCCGGCAACAGAATACAAGGCTACATAGACGAAAAGGATGCTTTGCAGCAGGCGATCTATAAAATGCTGAATACGGAAAAATACGAATATCCGATTTACAGCTTTTCCTATGGGATTGAGCTTGAGAATCTGATTAGTAAGGACAGATTATATGTTCAGATGGAGCTGATCCGCAGAATTAAAGAATGTCTGCTGAGTGATGAACGCATTTTGAACGTGGAGAATTTTAAATTCGATATCCTTAAGGACTTTCTTCAATGTACCTTTGATGTGGTCAGTATTTACGGAAAAAGCACATTTAATAAGGAGGTGATTATCTGATGTTTGAAAGTATGACTTATGAAAATATATTGAATGATATGCTAAACAGAGTATCCCCGGATATTGACAAGAGGGAAGGCTCCGTAATCTATGATGCATTGGCTCCCTGTGCGTTCCAGCTGGCTCAGACGTATTTTAACCTGAACAATTATATGGATCTGTTCTTTATAGATACCGCGGTCGGGGAATATCTGGACCGGAATGCGGCAGATTACGGATTAAAACGTAAAGCAGCCACCTATGCGGTAAGGAAAATAACAACCTCGTGGGCTGTCAATATCGGATCAAGATGGGGGTTGGACGAAACTACATATGTAATAACTGAGAGTATTTCATCCAATGTCTATAAGGCGGTATGTGAGCAAAGCGGTGAGATAGGAAATACCTATTATGGGCCGTTGGATAATATTGATAATGCTTCAAGTGCAACGGCTATTCTTTCCGACGTTATAGCATCGGGGGAAGAAAAGGAAAAGGACGATGAATTACGGGCCAGGATTCAGCAGTATCTGATTGAGCCCGCTCAGGACGGTAACACAGCCCAATATAAAAAATGGGCGACAGAGTATGACGGAATCGGCGCGGCAAAGGTATTTCCGCTATGGAACGGTGGAAATACCGTTAAAATAGCTATCGCAGACAGATCCTATCTTCCGGCCGAAACCTCTTTGGTAAATGCATTCCAGGAATACATAGATCCCGGGGCAGCAGGACTTGGAAACGGTGTTGCACCGGTCGGGAGTAAGGTTACCGTCAGCGGAGGTATCCAAAAGAATATTAATATAGCAGCTAATGTCATTCTGACTGAAGGCTATACGAATCCGGAAGGTGCGGCTGATGCACTGGCAAGCTATCTGGCATCAATTACCTATACAAAAAACACAGTCAGTTATATGAGGATAGGAAGCATATTATTGGATTGTGACAGCATTCTGGATGTTTCAGGACTAACGCTAAACGATACTTCCGGTGACGTAATATTAACCGGAGAAGAGATACCTGCTTTAAGCAGCCTGGACTTAACGGTGGTGGAATCATGATAGATTATATAAAATATACGGTGGACGGCAGAACTTATCAATTGATTGACAATGGCGACGGCACATGGAGTAAAGAAGCTGATGCACCGGAGGTGTCAGGAAATTACTCCCTATTATTTGAGATCAGTGAAAACGGAATCATATCCTTCCTGGACAGTGCAGACGACAGATACACCACATACCTTCGGATAATTGAAGGCATCGAGCGTAAGGTGTTTTTAATTAATTATCTTCCTGATTTTCTGCAGGATATCTTTGAATATAATGTAATCTTTGATATCGAGAATTTAAAGCTGGACAAGCTGAATTCGGAAGTTGAAAAAATAAAAAATGATATGTTTATAAAAACAGCTTCCAATGATGCCATAACCCGTCTGGAAAGCTTTTTGAGAATCAAAGGCCAGGGAACCCTCGAACAGCGTAAAAGCTATCTGGTATCGCTCATTCAGAAAGGGAAAAAACTGAATGAACAGAAGATTAGGGATATTGCCAATACGATAACCGGATCCGACTGTATCATTACCTTTTATGGAGCCGATGAACTGAATAATCCGGAATTCGGGTACAGTTTGCTTATGATTCAGGTATTAAGCCCGGATAATAATAAGGATTATCGGTATGAAGATATTGCGAGGGCCTTAAAACCCTTGGTTCCTGGACATCTGAAGCTGCTTGTCATAAAATTTTATGCCACCTGGTTCGATGTAATTTCAAGCTATGCCAGTTGGTTGGAGCTTAAATCAGCCGCAGACTGGCAATTAATCAAAGATCATATACCGCTTTCATAACGATCTTTTATTGGAAACTCCAATCAGTAAATATAATTACCTGTTCTAAATATGGCAAGTGAAAGCTTAATTTCAATAGGATAACAATCAGGAAATAATTGAAGCTTTTCATCTGATATTATCTGAAGCAGAAGATTTAAATATTTTAGAAAGTGTAATAGATTAAGGAAGGTGAGAAAAATGAAAATAACAGCAAATTTAGGATTAAAGAAAATAGAACTGTCAGACAGCCCTCCGGATATAACAGTTCAGGATTCGAACTGGGATTTGATTGATAAACAGCTGTATGGCGCTGTCAAGTACCAGAAGGCGGGCGGCACCGGAACAGCCATTACACTGTCGGATGTTACACTGTCGGATGGATTTTGCAAAACCTTTATCGTAACTGCAAATAATTCCGGAGCCGCAACAACAATTAATGGTAAATCTCTATATAAACCCGGAGGAACAGCAGCTCCCAACTTATCTGCAGGTAAAGCGGAATTCGTATGGTATGATGCGGCAGGCGACTGTTTTTTTATCAAAGCAAATACAGAAGTAGCAACCCAGTCAACAGATGGCTTCATGAGCAGTACCGATAAAACGAAACTGGACGGGGTAGCGGCGGGAGCAAATAATTATGTCCATCCTGCAAGTCATCCTTCCAGTATGATTACGGAAGATTCGTCACACAGATTTACTACCGATGCCGAAAAGAACACCTGGAACGCCAAAGCCAGTACGGCGATAGCAACTCAATCAGTAAATGGACTCATGAGCAGTACCGATAAGGCGAAACTGGACGGGGTAGCGGCAGGAGCAAACAATTATGTCCATCCTGCAAGTCATTCTGCCAGTATGATAACGGAAGATTCGTCGCACAGATTTACTACTGATACTGAGAAAAGTACCTGGAATGCCAAAGCGAGTACAACGATAGCGACTCAGTCAGTAAATGGGCTTATGAGCAGTACCGATAAGGCAAAACTGGATGGAGTAGCGGCAGGAGCGAATAATTATATACATCCTGCAAGTCATCCTGCCAGCATTATATCTCAGGATGCTAATAATCGTTTTATGACTGATGCAGAAAGGACAAAGCTTTCTGGTATTGCGGCGGGAGCAAACAACTATACTCATCCAAGTACTCATCCATGGAGTATGATTACTGGTGCTCCTGCTTCTTATCCCGCAAACGGAGGAAATTCAGATACAGTAGATGGTTATCATATAACTGCTTCCACAGCTATACCGGGTTCATTAGCCAATAATGTTATTTGCTTTGTGTATGAATAGGAGGAACAATTATGGCTAAAGGAACTTATTTGGGTATAAGTGGTGTGCCGCATAAAGTAAAAAAGATGTATTTAGGCATAGGTGGTGTTCCTCGTAAAGTAAAAAAGGCTTATGTTGGTGTTGGCGGTGTGCCGAAGTTGGCATATAGCTCAGATATAACAAAAATAACATCTACTATTCCACCTTTATCAAATCCAATTTCTTCTAATGCAATTAGTAATAATAATCATGCAATATTTCATCCGTGGGAGAGTAGTGCTACCGCTACTAATGCTACTGCCTATAACCCATTACTAGTAAAAAACTCTATTTCATCATCTTCCCTTAGAGTTTATCCTGTTATGGCTAGTAATAATAATTATAATATGATTGGCTATGGTATAGCGAGTACTGATTGGTATGATACTAATATTAGTACTACTATAGATGCATTTAATAGCTCTTTGGTAAGAACTACCTTAAGTAATGGATCAGGAGTAGGTAATAGTAATCATAGAAGAATGCGCGGACAAGGAGTATATACTCCTAATTATGCTATTTTTGTAGGAGGACAGTCAAGAGTTCATTATGCATCCAGAAATGATTTTGTTGCAGTTGACAACAATTTAACAAGTTCAATGTTGGTAATATCTGCTGTGAATTATCCAGCAGCGGGAGTATTAGGAAATTACGCTATTTTTGCAGGAGGAGAATTTGTTTATGAAAATGAACAATATTTAGCCCCTGTACAATCAGTTGCAGCAATTAATATAAATACTCTAGTACGAGCAGGCGCAGCTAATATAGGTTATGGAACAACCCGTGGAATACCTGTAACCTCTAGTGGTGCAAATTCCAACTATTTTATAGCGTTAGGTTATAATGGTTATGTTGATGTATATGATCTGAATTTAGCACATACAGCAATTACCCTCCCTTATGTTACATATATGACAGATAGATATGGAGGTTCCTCTGACTATATATTGATTAGTCAGGGGGGAGAAGGGAAGGATATGATATCTCTTGATAATAATTTAGTAGTTACTTTGTTAACACATTTATCAAGTCCAAGTAGTGCTGTAGCTGTCCAGAGAATAGGTAGTTATATGCTATGTGTTACACCTAATATGATAGAAGGTTATGAACTTTAATATAATATGAGGAGGATAATTATGGTTAAATTAGAAATCTATGATGGGAATAAAACATATATGTTCCCAAATCTATCTTTAGCAACCCCGGAGGTTGTCATGGCTCAGTATGCCGCAGTCAATTTTGCTCCATGCGTTATTATGACAGATAGTGCAGGAGAAATGTTTTGTTCAATTGAACCATTAAATGCAATGAGAAGCAGACTTGGAGTGGATGAATCTTTATCCGTGGATGAGGCTTTGGTTATTATGGAAGAAATCATTAATACTCCACCAGTGCCAATGAATTCTGATCCTACGCCGGAAGAGCGGATTGCTGCGGCATTGGAATTTCAAAACGTATCGACTTTATCCGATGTTGAATAGGAGGTGAAATCATGAGCTTTGAAATTATTAAGAAAAATTATGATAAGGGTCTCTGGACTAAGCAGATGGTTGCCGTTTGTGTCCGGAAAGGGCTTATAACGCCGGAACAGTATACGGAGATTACCAAGAAGGATTATACGGCTTAAATGCGAATGCACCTGCAAGGGTGCTATTTTATTGCGGGAAGAAGGGTATAAATGAACAGCGAAATCATAATAGCATTAATAACTCTTGCCGGCAGCGGGATAGGCTCCCTATGCGGAATAATCATATCAAGCCGGCTGACGGCCTATCGGCTCGAACAACTTGAGAAGAAAGTGGACAAGCATAACGGACTGATCGAACGCACCTACCGGCTGGAGGAGAAATACGCTCTTCAGGATGAAAAGCTTAAGGTAACGAATCAAAGAATTGATGATTTGGAAAAGGAAAGAGAGAAGGTGAGTTAATGGATTATACTGAAATAATTATAACCATTATAACAGCTGTCATTGTTCCCGGCGCGGTCTGGCTGATGAAAAGAATAGATTCGTATCTGAGTGCCAGGATAAAGGATGAGCGGCTGCAGAAATACCTGAAGCTTGCGTCGGAGTGCGTTACCGATGCTGTCGGCAATGTCGCTCAGACCTTTGTCGACCAGATAGAGGATAAAGACTGGAATGACCAGACAAAGAGAGAAGCATTTGAACTGGCCCGTAATACTGCGCTTGAGAATCTGGGTATTATGGGCCGAAGGCTTATCGAAGAAGCCTTAGGCGATTTCGATGCCTGGGTCGATACGAAAATCGAGGCCGAGGTCAAGAGGCAGGCGGTGAGAATGAGTGGCTAATATTCCGGAAAGGTGTAATGATATCAGGGAACTCAATAAGCTGGTCAAAGCGATGCTGGAATTGGCCTTGAAGGATATCCGGAAGCAGGGAGTAAATCCCTTAGTCGTAGAGACATACCGTGCGCAACAGAGACAGAATTATCTTTATTGCCAGGGCAGAACAATAGCGGAGGCAACCGCCAAAGGAATTAACAAATCCTTTGCCGAAGCCTACTGCAATACAAAAGCAGGCAAGGTCACCTGGACCTTGAATAGCGTACATAAGAGCCGTAAGGCGGTCGATGTAGTCCCGCAGCGAAGCATCAACGGGAAAATGACGGCCATCTGGAATACGAAAGATCCTGAAACACAGATTATCATTAAGACAATGCTAAAATATGGCTTTGAAGCAGGGGCTAACTGGGTTTCCAATCCGGACAGCCCCCATTTTCAAGTAAAAGGTGATTTTACCTCGGTGTTTAAGAAGGGGCATACAACGGTATATGTTACAAGGGCTATTCAAAAAGCCTTGAGCATAACTGCGGATGGTATTTGGGGAAGTAAGACAACTGAAGCGGTGAATAAATTCCGTAAAGCAATGGGATATAAGAATACGACCAACGGACAGCTTGGAGTGATAGCCTTCACTGATTTGATGGGAACATAA